AGGAGGAACGAACTATGTCAGAAAATGAACTGAAAAAAGCAATGTTCATTCAGCAACGATTGCAGATTCTCCACCTTGGTAAACACTATGATGAGTTCAGCGATTCTTACGTGTATGCCTGGGAGGCAGATGTTTATCCTTTCTTGCAGGATGGCGACGGAAGCATTCCTACTCGCCCACATGAAATTTACGAAGAGTTTTTCGGCACATCTAAAAACAAAGCTAAAAAGATATACGATCGTCTGTGCAAAGCCTGGCATGACCGGGAGGCGCTCACATTCTATAAACTAGAAAGTGAATATGGTGTAACAAGTAGCAGCATGCACGGATGGACACGAAGTGATTTACTTCACATCTGCCGCTATCTGTATCTTGAGGGGTGTTTCGATAAAGATTTCTGGGAAACATTACTGGAAAACGGAAAATGCCCAAGCGAAGCACTTTACCTTAGCGATGAATTTAATCGCGATACAGAGATCGACTTCTAAAAAAATGGCCTGGAAAATACCAGGCCATTATTATTCTACCGTTTCACGGGATCACGCATTCTGCGCCTTATTTTCCACAGATATTCGATCATCGCTTCCACCTGCTCACGGTTGGTTGCGAAAATTTCCCCGGTCAGTGAGCTGCGCAGAAAATCATTATGATCCACAACAAACAACGCATCGGAAGAAAGCAGACGGCGATATTTTTTTGCTGTCGTGGTTTCCAGATCATCAAAACCATGAAACTTTTTATGTTGCTGGACTTCTTCAAATGTCACTGGCATGTTTCCTCCTGCTGCCACGATACCAGAAACAGTTAACAACCGTTATCAATTATCCCTTTTTTTCGGGTAGTTCCTGAACATCTCACCGCCAGGTTTCTGTAAGCCCATCCCGGTATGTGTGCGGTTTATGGCCTCTTTCAGTATTCCGAAATTATCCGGTATGACTGGTGGGCGTGCTGCCTTACGGATACATTCCGCGCGACGCTTTGCCACTTGTTCGCGCTCCTTGTCAGTGCTCACCAGCCACATAACATCAGCCCAAACGTCCTGGCACCACGGGCGAGAATAATCATGATTCAGTTCGGGTAAAATATGCCGATCCGCTCAGTGAACAACCTGGAACAACCACGAACAAATAATTTACAAAACCTGAAAAAATAAATAAGCTGTTCCGTACATTTTCTGCTCGTTAATCAGGAGGAACGAACTATGTCAGAAAATGAACTGAAAAAAGCAATGTTCATTCAGCAACACTTCTAAAAATAATGGCCTGGAAAATACCAGGCCATTATTATTCTACCGTTTCACGGGATCACGCATTCTGCGCCTTATTTTCCACAGATATTCGATCATCGCTTCCACCTGCTCACGGTTGGTTGCGAAAATTTCCCCGGTCAGTGAGCTGCGCAGAAAATCATGATGATCCACAACAAACAACGCATCGGAAGAAAGCAGACGGCGATATTTTTTTGCTGTCGTGGTTTCCAGATCATCAAAACCATGAAACTTTTTATGTTGCTGGACTTCTTCAAATGTCACTGGCATGTTTCCTCCTGCTGCCACGATACCAGAAACAGTTAACAACCGTTATCAATTATCCCTTTTTTTCGGGTAGTTCCTGAACATCTCACCGCCAGGTTTCTGTAAGCCCATCCCGGTATGTGTGCGGTTTATGGCCTCTTTCAGTATTCCGAAATTATCCGGTATGACTGGTTGGCGCGCTGCCTTACGGATACATTCCGCGCGACGCTTTGCCACTTGTTCGCGCTCCTTGTCAGTGCTCACCAGCCACATAACATCAGCCCAACGTGCCGCCGCTCTCCGGTACAGCCCTTTAGCCTCCAGTTCTTCCGCTTTGCTGTCTTTAATCATGCTGTACCTCACTGCTTAAAACGGTATCCCGTCCCCGTACGGATCATCGTGCTGGCCTGTCTGTTGTTTTGCCCTGTTCAGTGCGTCAGTAGCCTGGCCCTGCTGGCCTTTTTTGCCGCCCGGTCGCACTGTCCGCGCACTGATTACGCTGTCTGCGATGACCTGCCAGCCCTGCCGCGTTTCGCCGTTCTGGCCTGTCCACTGGCTTACCTGCATGTTACCCGCCACGCTCACCAGTTCGCCTTTGTGGTGTCTGGCCAGTGCGTCGGCCTGTCTGCCAAACGCCAGGACGGATAACCACATCGTCGCCGTTCCGTCATCTGCCTGGCTGCACGGCAGGGGAACCGCCATACTCGCCATCGCCATTTGTGTCCCTTTGCTGGTGGTCTTTAACTGCGGGTCAGCCACCAGCCGCCCGTAAGCCGCTATCTGTGCTGTCATGCTGTCTGTTCTCCGGTTTTAACGTTGATTGTTACGCTTGTTTACACCCTTACGGTGAAATTCTGCGGGTTATAATCGCACTTTTGCGGGTTATAACTGCCGTTTTGCGGGTTACGTGCGGGTTATTGATTTCCTTTTTATTCATACAGTTAATGCACTTATACACAAGATAACCCGCATAACCCGCAACTTTTCACCTCACACAGGGGGTTAATCTTCTGCCTCAGGCTGGAACATCAGCACGTAAAAAACATGCTGCTTCCCCCCAATTTTGCCGAGCGCCTTTTTCTTGTAACGGCGATCGTTACCCGCTTCCAGCATTCCGGCAGCACTCAACACGCGGGCAAAGTGAGACGGATTAAATCCCTGTGCTATCTCACCCTCAAATACATGCGGGAACGTGTAAAAACGGAACTCGTCATCTTCGTTTCTGATACTCCCCTTTCTGTATCCGGCAAGCTCTTTAATCGGTAAATCACGCTCGTCGGTGTTGGGCCACGGAAGGTATCTGCTGAATCCGAACGACGCTAAAAAAGCCTCTGCCTGTTCAACCATCTGTTTAAACTCCCTGTTACCCGTGCCGAACTCCTTCACCCAGGCATTAAAATTATGCTGTATGGCATCGCGGCATTCCTGCTCATCCCAGCCAGTAACATGACCTGAAAGCACAAGCGCGGCCTCCAGTATGGCAAATCGCTCCCCCACACGGTGAACCTGTTCGCCGTAGCTCTCCGGTATCAGGTTGCGCCACCGCTCACGGCATGTCCTTACCGTGTCCTTTGCCTCCTGCTGATGGTCTGCCAGCCATTTAACCCATTCACGCCCCGCCGCCCCGTGATTTTCTGTCCAGGCATCCTTTAACGCGTCTGCGTGCGCCTTTCCGGTGCTGTATTCGTGAAATTGTGTGGCTTTTTCCATTGGCACGTTAAGCAGGCGGACAAGCTGCCCCGCCTTGACTTTTATCCCTTCCGTTTTGAGGAATGTTTCAACGTCCATTTCTCCGGTACTGATTGCCACCGTTCGCCAGTGTTTTATCTCCCGGTTGCCGCCGTCCTTCGCCCCCTGTAATTTCCCGGAACCGTTAAACAGCGTATAGGCCGATGTGGACACCTCCCGCGCGTTTCCGGCCTGGCCTATTTCATCCAGGGGTAACAGCCCGTCGTTGTGTGCCTCTGCCTCGTTGGCGATACCTAACGCTGTACCGTACCAGGTCAGCCGCTGCGCGTCCGGCTCCCCCCATAAACTGGATGCGATATTCTGTGTGGTGGTTTTCCCTGCTGATGACTGTTCGAAAAGATGTACCCCGAAGCCGTCAGCACCCACCAGCCCGATTAATGGTGCGGATAGCGATACCGCCACACCCAGCATCATGGACGGATTACCACCAGCCAGTCGCGCCACGGTATCGCGCCAGCCCTCCGCCGTTCCTGCCACGGAATAACCATTAACGGCAGCCGTTTTTCCGGTAAACAGGACTGGCTTTTCGCAATCACCAATGACCGAACCGTCCGGCATGATGTACGCGCCAAAATGCCAGCCCGTTGTTGTGCTTAACTGCCATTCCTCATGGTTTCCGCTTAACTGCATCCAGTCAGCCAGGATAGCCCTGTATTTACCGTTGGTTGTCACGTTCAGTCCGTGGTCTTTCAGCAGCCGCCAGCCGTCACGGTCGCCAATGCCACCGCACGGAACCGCCATCGTGATGACGTCATGGTTTGCTGGCTTTTTCCAGCGCATCACGCGGTAATGCTCTTTGCCGATTGTCCCCGTTCCCAGTAGCTCAAGCGGGGAGCATAACCACGTTTCAGGCCGGATAATTTCGCCTGACTGCTTATCCACTTTTGGCGTTACCCAGAAAACACCATCGGCGCGGCTTTCAACGCGGGGCTTTAATTCATCATCACCCGGGCTTTCTGTGATTTTTTTCTTTAAGGGCAACACCAGACTTTCCCCGCGCTCGTATTCGTCTTTGAGGCGAGGCAACTGGTCGGATAAATCCGCCGGGCTGGTGTCAGTTATCCCCGCGTATTCGTATACGGTCTTCACGCCAGCCACAGCCAGCAACGTGACGATCTGTGTGAGGCTACGTTCAGTGATGTGCCCTGCGCGGTAAATACGCACACACTGACGGCTATCATCAATAATTTGATAACCAGTAATATCTTTCAGGTGTTCATCTGACAGAACGACAGGCGGCACATTGTCGGCGGCAATATGTTTACCTGCCCATTCCTGCCACTCTTTCGCATGGCTCCACGCATCACTACCCGCAAAGATGATAACCTCCGTCATTTTGTCGGCTGGCTGGTGCTTTAAGTTTGGTGCGCGCTTCATTTTGCCTTTCCCCGTTCACGAATAATTTCACGTACTGCCTTAATGCGTTCCATTCCTGTAACGCGCATGATTCTGTCGATGTCGCTTAATTCTGCTGGTGGTGCTTTGCTTACCAAGGTGAACTCCCTGTCAAAGCGCATATGTGACGACACGCAGGGATGCGCATAACCTTCGCGGATATAGGTCACACGAAAATCATCGACGGTTTTAATCGTTATCGTGCTGCCGTATTTATCCCGGAAAATATCACCGGGGCGGATTTCAGGCCGAGCGTGACCGCTGGCAGTAAAGCCAGAATTTTTCTTTTTCATGTTTTTTTACTCCAGAGGCAGCTTTTTAGCGGCGAGCTCAATATCAGATGTCAGAGAAACCTGTGTATTTGCCAGGTCTAACAACAAAGAAATAAGAATTTCTTCTCTGCTATCGGATTTATCGGTGCTAAGGCTGTTCATCCACATATTGACGACTTCCCTGATTTTTTTCGCAGAGTGCAGGGCTTCAAATGCCAGGTCTTCAATATCATGTTTATTTCGCATAATCGCCCCCGCCATTTTCACAATCAGCAATCAGGATGGCTTTAGCCTCATTCAGCGCCATATCAGCGGTAAGCTGTGTGTAGACCAGCGAATGCGGGATTATTGCCCCTGTATATTCCGTCTCTCTGGTAATGTGTTTTTCTGCGGTTGCTGCCGTGCATGAAATATCAATCAGCGCGTGCATCAGCGTTCTGATAGCTTCGGTCTCTCTGGTAATGTGTTTTTCTGCGGTTGCTGCCGTGCATGAAATATCAATCAGCGCGTGCATCAGCGTTCTGATAGCTTCGGCGGCTGCGTCCGGACGGGTGTTATTGCACATGGCTCACCCCCTGAATATTCGCATTAATCATTCCGGCACGTTCTGCGAGTTCCTGTAATGATTCCCTTGTTGCGACAATTGCTTCATCTGGCAGGTGGTAATTACACACCACGCGACCTTTATCCACATTGACCAGTAGCTGCCCGGTAAATTTCTCACGAAACTGAATGCGGTTAAGGTCGGTAAGTGACAGATTAATCATGGTGCACCTCCTGACGAATACGGGAGGCGAATACCATCACACAGCCATCAGGAGATTGCTGGCGTGCTTCCTGTTCGCTGGTGGCCTCAATGGTAATCACGCGCGGTTGTGCCGTGCTCAGGGCGATAAAACGCCAGATGTATTTATTCAGGTTGTGCGAGTCCCGCCCTTGCGGGTGTGTGGTATGATTTCTCATAGCTACCTCGATACTCTTGCTATCGTTGGTGGTTAGAAGCCCCGTTACTGCTCCAACAGTGCGGGGTTTCGTCGTTTGTATTTCAATAAAACCTTTGGTGTGTTTCATGTTATTTAGGAGTGAAACACACGTCAAGCCTTTTTTGTATTTCTTTTTTGTGTATACTGAAACACACCAAATTTGAGGAGTTTCAGTTATGGCGACTACCAACAAAAACGCTAAATCACAATTGACCACCGTCCGAGTTCCCCACGATGTTATGGAGGGCATGGAATCCGTAAAATTGGACGGCGAAAGCAACGCCGGATTCATAGTAACCGCCATGCGCGGAGAGATCGCCCGCCGCCAGGCAGAAGGAAGCGGAGAAAATCCCCTAGTTTCTTCACTTGATGCACTGGCTCAGGTGGAAAAAATCGGAGTCAAAGCTGCCGAGGAGATCGGGCAACTTGTTGCCGTCGCGCGTGAAGAACTCCAGCGGCGCAAGGCCAAAGAGCAGGAATAACCCACCAGCAAGCCAGCACACTGATCACATTGCCCACCAGCCGTAAATGTGGCATTGTTGGTTATGCTCATGCGTTGGGGATAACGTGTGCTTGTGTCGAGGGGCCACCGTAGCGGGTGGCCTTTGTTTTGCCTGTTATCCTGCAACTATGGTCATTTCGACCACGGTTGATATAATCCCCCCGCACAGATTCATTTTTTGCGCAGTAGGTTAATTGTTCGCAAGGGCGCTCCGGTAACGGGGCGCTTTTTGTTTTTACCCACCAGCACAATAAAAATCTTCATTTTCCATTTTTGTAAAATTTCATGCTTTCCGGACGACTGGCCATATGTCATTTTTAGCAGAAGATTTTGCCTTGCTGGTGGGTAGCTTCCCGGTCAACACGATGCACCGTATAATCAACACCGCGTGTGGTTACTGAATACGCTCACCAAAGTAAAACTCAGGCTGGTATTCACGTATCAGCCTTTTTTCTTCTTCCTCCAGCTCACGCTTTTTGCGCTTACATGCCTGTAGCTCCCTCCCCTTCTCGCTGGCACTTATCTGGTATTGCTCTTTGCGGCGGGAAAAATCCTGTAATGCGCCCCACGGGATACCATAACCCCCCGTTTTTCTGATACCCGGTATCACATTTCTGAATACCCAATTACTGAAACGATGGGCGAACGTGCCAGGATTAACAGCTTTGCGACTTCTGGCGATCAACTTGTAAAAACCTGATTCTGATACAACATTCCAACTTCTGGCACCACCACGCTTACCTGAATGACCCTCGGTTAAAGCTAGGGTCATTACCTCATCGCTATCCAGAACTGAAACAGCATCGGTAACGTTGCTAATTTCCAGCGCCGCACACACATCAGCGCCAACAAACCACGGATCGCCGTTCAGATACACCACGCGAACGTTCACACTATCAAAGCGCAGAACGACCAGATCACGAATATCACAGAATTTTTTCATATGACGTGCGTCACCCTTGCCCGTCGCGGCAATATTTTTATTCATCACTTTCTACCTCACATACAAAAAACCCCGCATTGCGTGGTGCGGGGTTGTCGGTAATTACTTATTGGCGTTTTTGTATGGGCTGTTTACTTCCTTTACTCCTGGCGGATGCATAACCCACCAGAGCACATCAGAGAGCAACCAGGAAACAGACACTTTCCCTAAATGAGCACGAGCAGGAAATGCTCCCTCCTGTTCAAGTACCCAACGTCTGCTTCTTGAAAGCCCGGTACGATTGGCACACTCATGTTCGCGTATACGGCGATCATACGGTTCGCCATGTTCTTTCAGAATCTGAATGCGTTCTTCGGGTGTAGGATAAATAAATTTTTGCATAAAAATATCACCTATAAAAAAACCCGCCAAAAGACGGGTTGATTATATCTCATTTAATTTAGTTCAGGGTTTCCATTCACCCTTTACCCATTCCAGCACCTCAGATAAGCGCCAGACTTTTGTTTGTGGGCCAATACATATTTTCCGTGGAAATTTTCCTTCCTTTTCAAGTAATGCTCTGTGTCTCCTGCCAAGAGCTGTTAACCATGCACATTCATCTTCCTTAATCATCCTGTCGATTGTTTTATCATTTTCAAGTTCTTCACGCGTAACTATTTCAATCATTACCGTCACCACTAATTAGCTTATTCAGATAGTCGTACCACCAGTTCATAGCTTCTTTTTTTCTGTCCATATACTGACTTCTGTTATAAACCCCGGCAACACCGCCTAATGTGTGCCCAAGCAACTGTTCAACCACATTATGTTCAAAACCATGATCACTTAGCTTTGTGGCAAACACTCTTCGCATATCATGCGCCGTCCATTTTTCCGAGTGTTTCATCCTTTTCCATGTCTTACCGATAGTTACGCTTGCCGTACACTGACGCATATCAAACCCAATCACATTTTCTTTGTTACCTGTTATTTTTTTTAACGTAACTAACCAGTTAAACATGCCATCAGGAATCGGTCTGATTATTTCCCTGCCATTTTTGCTATGATCAGCGGGAACGCGCCATAATTTCTTATCAAAATCCCACTCTACCCAGGACGACAGTAATACTTCTGACAGTCGACAACCAAAAACTACCAGGAAACGTAAAATAATTCGGTTTTCATATGATAATTCGTGATTGTCATAATCAGTATTAATACTTCGCCATAAATCTCTGATTTCATCATCTGTTAAAACCCTGCTTCTTCGCGCAGACTTTTTTCCCACATCACAGACCTCAAGATCATCAATTTCATGACTAATCGCGTATTTTCTTACCCTACAAAATTTAAGCGCCTGTTTTGATATACGCAACAAAGCTCCGGCCTGTACAGGTGCTACTTTTTTTATTTTGTCAAAACACTTGATCCACATAGATATAGAGCAATCACTAAGTGGTACATGACCAATCACCGGATAAATATGTTTACCAAAGCACTGCCTGATATGTTCTGCTCCCCTACGCTTATCCATTGCATAATTATCAAGCCAGTATTCAAGTGCCTCACGAACGGTAACAGGTTGCAAAGTGGCTTCCCGTTCAATTTTTATCTGAATCCGTGGATCTCTGCCCTCCGCAAGCCAGGTTCGACACTGATCGCGCATCTCTCTCGCTGATTTGAGACTCAGATCAGGATATTTTCCAAGTGTCAGCCAGATGGGCGCGGTTCCCCTTCCCGCCAGTCTGTAAAAGAAAACAAAACTAACACATCCGTATTTACTGACCCGTACCGAAAGCCCGTTACCATCAGCGATGGTTTCCTGCCTCTCACTCCTGCGCCCAAGCAGGGAACGAAGTTTTTTATCGCTCAGTTTGTTTAGCGCCATGTGATTTATAACCCGTTTTTGCAATACACAGTGCAATACACAAATGATGAAAACAGCCAGAACCTTCCAGAAAAAACAAAAACGACGAACAAGAAAAAATCTTTTTCTTTCATTTGGTTACTAAAAAAATCAGGACAGGTCGCACTGTTGTTACGGCGTGATGTTACTTTCTTGGTAAAAAAATTCACCCGCGCTGAAACCTGTTCCTTCGCTTTTTTCGCCAGACGACGCAGATCATCCCAGCGTTTACAGATGCCCAGGCCCGGATTCGCTTTCTGCCAGACCGTTTCATCAAACGGATCATCTCCCTCATCGAGCGTGTAAATAATCGCAAAGTAGGAGTCGTCTTTTACCGCGCCCTCCACGTCACTGTTATAGCCTCGCAATACCTTGATGGCGTAATCGCGTTGCTCGTAACAAATTCCTTCCTTGTTAAAGCCCGCCGTGGTGATACCAAATAACAGGGACTGCAGACGGGCACCGGTTGCCGTTTCCAGAACGTCCCACACGTCGCGGGTTTTATGTGCATGCAGCTCATCAATAATGGCGCAGTGGATGTTCAGACCGTCCAGGTTGTTTGCATCCGAGGAAAGCGGTTCAAATTTTGATGCGCTCTGCTCCTGGTAAATCGCCAGCTTGTTGAAATCAAACAACCGCCCGAGTGTCGACCGGGCTTTTCTGACCATATTTTTGGCGTCTTCAAACACGATTCTGGCCTGGTCACGCGTGGTTGCGGCTGAATACACCTCAGCACCGCCTTCACCATCTGCCCCCGTCATATAAAGACCGATACCCGATGACAGGGTTGATTTTGCGTTTTTACGGGCGACTTCGTTGTACGCCGTCCGGAACCGGCGCACCATCACCGGGCGTCCGCTGCCATCGCTGCGCATGACAACTTCCCCGGTCTCTTCATTCACCAGCGGAATGACAAAACCAAAAATATTTATGAGGATAAAAACATGCCAGTCCATCAACTCAATGGGCTGACCTGCCAGCGCCCCTTTTACATGGGGCACAAATTTGTAGAAATTCAGGATGTGCTGCGCACGGGGTTCACTGAAATAAATCCCCCGCTCTTCGCCGTACTTCAGATCATCAAGAAAACGCTGGCAGGCCAGACGGACAAATTCGCCAGCGACAATTTCTCCTGCAACAACACGTTCGGCGTAGCGGATCCCGTCAGCCACTTTTGCCATCAGTCTCTCGCTTTTAAAAGCTCCGCCAGCGGATCAACATCATCCGGTCCGGTGGTATTTACTTTCGCCCGGCTTGCCGGTGACATACCAAACTCTGCAAGCATCGCCCGGATCCGCTTCCAGGCATCCGCTTTCATTGCCGCCGCGGGGTGCGCCTTAATCAGTACATCACCACTCTGCGTTTCCGTGCGATAGGTATACCCCTCAACATCCAGTGTTTCGCAGTGATGCCGATATTCGGTGTAGGCTTCCACCAGTAACTCGAGCGCACGCGCATCAAGCTGAGAAATGATCCCTTCCGCATTCAGCTCTTCCGCCATTCGCCTGAACCAGTACTTCCCCTGTGCCCCTAAATGCTGCGGAATTTTAGGAAGACCTTTTTCATCCTTTTTAGCGGTTTTTTTGGGGTCTTTAACGGGGCGCTTTGAGGGGTTGCCTCGTATCAAATGCAGGCGTGGCGGGGTTTTCGGGGGTCCTGACATAATCGGTCTTACCTATCAATCGTTTGTTCACATTTCCAAAAAAGTTTTCGAACCTGCGGCGATGCGAGGAAAGGTCAGGCGGCGGTACTGAGCAGCCAGGGCTGCAGAGATTTGACCCGCCCCTCCCCTACAGATGGGAACTGTTATCAATTGATGCGTTCGCGCGCTGTTTTTGCTTTATGGCAGGGCCAGCACAGACTCTGCAGGTTACTGTCTGCATCCGTGCCACCATGAGCTTTCGGAATGATGTGGTCCACAGTTCTGGCTTCAACGGCTCTCCCATTGCGCAGGCAGTTCTGACACAGATGATTATCACGCTTCAGTATGCGCGCACGTATGGCATCCCATTTCGAGCCATAGCCACGCTGGTGGCGACTCAGTCCGCGTTGATGCTGTACCCATCCTTCGCCACGATGTTTATCGCAGTAACCAGAACTGTCTGTGGTTGTACCTGCACATCCACGCTTACGGCAGGCACGTGGGATTAGTGATGGCATAAATACCTCATACCCTGCGAAATGTTTACCACGATAAAAAGGCTACTTAATGCACTGAGTGCGGATATACTCCTGTGCCCCTTCCAGTTGCTTTTGCATTGTCATCAGCCGTTCTCTGAGGGTGAAATAATCCCGTTCAGCGGTGTCTGCCAGTCGGGGGCTGGTTGCATTATCCACGCTGGTGGGTCCGGTGGCTTCACGCACGGCTGCGGAGCAACTGGCATTGACCCGCAGGCGCTTACGACCAGCGGCAACATCAGCGCGCAGAGTTTCATTTTCAGCTTTCGCATCAGCTAACTCCTTCGTGTATTTAGCATCGAGTGCATCAGCAGCACGCTGGCGCTGCTGCATGTCAGTTATGGTGGCGGTCGCCTGCTTCAGCTCACTGACTTTTTTATCACGCTGTTCTTTATAGGCGATGGCGTTATCACGATAATGATTGACCGCCCACGACAGGCAGACGATGATGCAGATAACCAGAGCATAAATAATCGCGGCGACTCTGCTCACTGATCTATCCCCCAACAGGCTAAT